GTGGCGACTTGCGTATCATTGGTATTAGCGGGAACAACCGTGGGGGCGGTAATCTTGTAGCCACCATAACCAGAGGGAAGACCCAGTTGAACGCCACCACTCACACCACCACTTACAAGAATATGCGGAGTGAGGTCTGATGTAATGACTTTGAACTCTTCCGTTCCACTAAGAACGAATGACGGATTTCCCGCCGTGTTGCCCGATAAAGCAAAGTTAGAAGTGGCTACATTGCCCGTGAGATTCACGAGAGTTCCCGAAAGCACCACATTGGTTGCCGTTCCACCAATGGTTATATTTGGATTACCCGCCGTGATGGTATTCACTATGCCTCCACCGCCACTGCCACCCGTGAGCGTCCAAATGACAGTAGTGGGTTGGGGTGGAACATTAAGATTCGTAGCCATAGCACTGTAGATGAATCCAGCATACTCTACAATGTCATTAAGGACATATGTAGTGTAAGGACTCCACTGGGCATATGTCATCTTTATCTATTATACCCATAGAAAAAAAACATAAACATATAGAGAATGTCTTCGGGCGGAATTGCTAAAGTCAAATCATATCCGCTTGGTGATGATGATATACGGAAACTATTGGGTAATGACATCAAAATATGGAACTACCCACAATTAAAAGACTTAGATAATGCGGACGAACTCTTTGATGAGAAAGGCAGAGCGATAGTGCTATTTCCTAATAGCAGTCCCACTTCGGGGCATTGGACGTGTCTAATGAATAGACCCAATGCGATAGAGTTCTTTGACCCCTATGGTGATGCCCCGGACACTGCTCAGAAAGACGGTATGTCAAGAAGTCGTTTGGAAATGCTGGACATTGAGCGACCCGACTTAACTCGTCTATTGAGAGCGTCGGGCAAACCCGTTTTTTACAACCATCATCAGTTTCAACGTGAATCGCCGAATGTAGCGACTTGTGGTAGGCATTGTGTAGTTAGGTTGCTATACTCCCCATATACACTGGACAAGTATGCTTCTATTATTAAGAAGAGCAAGATGACTCCCGATGACTTCGTATCGGGAATAACGTATGATAAGTTAAGAAAATAATCTCTCTATGTGATATAGAAGATGGCTTACAATGCTGGGAGATTTGAGCGAGTAGGCGGAACGAGCAGTAATCCCGACTTGTTGTATTACAACTGCGACATCATTAATAACAACTCTAAAGACCTTGGTGTGCTTCAGAACAGTGTTAGTAATCTCACCCTCACTGCCGACCCGCAGATTCGGTTCAATGAAACCCGTGATACGGCACTCATCAAAGACGTGTCCCAGTATGAGTTCTCTATTATTCGTTTTACAATGAACGGTGCGAACCGTGATTTGCCTTTGTTTATCCCCAACATTCTACTGGGTCAAACGAATGTCAATCTAACTACGTATTCCGTTGCGTTGTCCTATCAACAGACGTGGAACACGAACTTGGGAGTCATATCATTCGGGATTACCCCACTACCAACGTTTATTATCTATGTTCCCGAAGTCAAGAATGACTACCTTGCTCCCTTGCCCCGCACACCGCTCATCACACAAGACCTTAGCAGTCGGTATTACTGGGTATTCACCTATCAACATTGGATTGACCTTGTAAATCAAACCCTTCTTACGGCACATCAGACACTTTACACCACGTTTCAAGCACAATGGGTGGGGTTTGTTGGTCTAACTGACCCATTTCCTTTTCCAACGTTTGCGTCCTTTCAAGCAACGGTTCAGACTCCACGAATTGTGTTTGATGAGAACAATCGCCTCTTCACACTGTTTGGCGATTCTGATGGCTTTGGTCAGCGTTTAACCACTTTCACACCCATTCCGTATGTGCCGGGAACGGCATCTCCGCAGACTCAGCCCCGTGAGCGTCTGTTCTTCAACACGAATATGGCGGGTATGTTTGCCAACTTTAACACCATCTATTGGAACGTAGCCACTATTCCCTCTAACACCATTGATGGTGTGGTCTATCCAGCATTCCCAGTGAATAACGTTCCGGAAGGTTATGTCTATGAACTTATCTTTAGCAACAAGTTCTACAAGAATGTAGCGGATTATCGTTTGCCTCCCACGTCCGGCATTCCACCGCTCGGCTTTGTCCCGCTCTCGGCTCAGAAAGTCTATTGGGAACTCACTCAAGACTTCAAGAGTGTAGATACACTATGGTCGCCCATTTCATCTCTTGTATTCACTACATCTCTCCTTCCGATTAAGACGGAATCTGCTTCCGCTCCCAACATTTTGGGTGCTGGAAACTTGGGTATATCCGCTCCCACCACGCTCAGTGCTTTTGACCCTATCATTACGGACATTGCTTTGGATTTGGCTGCGGGTGGTGCTGACCTCTATCGCCAGTTTATCTACTACACTCCCGTCGCAGAGTATCGTATGTCGGATATGTCCCCCAGCAAACAAGAACTCCGCAACGTGGATATTCAAGTCTTCTGGAAGAACCGATTGGATTCGCAGTTGTATCCGGTCTATATGTATAACCTTTCCAGTGTATCCATCAAGATTCTATTCCGAAAGAAGAATATGTAGGGTATGATGGGTTTGACACATAAAAAAAAGTTTTAGAAAAAGCCCGGACTAAAAAATATTTTTCGTGAAGACCATTCTCTAAAAATATTTCATACCCCAAACCCGACATACCCATCATCACTCTACGGGGATTAATTCCGCCAGTTTTATTTCTATAGACTGAATATAAGAAGATGAGTGCCGACATTGAGAAACTTGCCGTTTTGGATTCACGTATCGTTCAATCCCGCCCTAAGTTCGCAGTGGAGAAGGGTGCGTTGTCGCTTACCAATGCTCCGTTCAATGCCATTGCTGCGACCTCGTCCCAGCATACGTATAACGTGTATGTCCCGTCAGAAAATGTTTTTGTTGATAGAAAGTTGCTATGGAGTTCCACTGCTTTTATGTCTATGACGCTCACCCAAGCCTCGCTTCCGACAGATGGCGATTCCCTCGTTGTTCCCGGTCGTGATTTTGCCCTTGCTATGCTCCCGTTGAACTCTCTCTGCTCCACTATTTCTGCCACGATTAACGACACAACTTCTGTAATAAATTCACAAGATGTTATGTATCCCATTCTGCGTCTGACGGACTACAAGAAGAACCGTTTGGTTCGCACGGCTCAGACAATGATGGACAAGTATGCCAACTACAACGACGCATACGGCACACTGAACAACCCCATTGGTGGCTATGACCAATCAACGGACTACGACAATGTCCCCAACGGTGCTTCCCCCAACGTCATCTTCACTGACCCGGCTGGTAATGCTCTCCCCAACGTCCCCGCTGGTGGTGCTGGAACGGCTGCGTATGTTGCTGCGACTTATTCGTGCGTCAATGGTGTCCCCACATTTCAAACTGCCCTTGCGGGTGCCACCCCCCTTGTTTCCGTCATCTACTTCAAGTTCCGCTCCACTGAGCCGATTGTGTTGTCGCCCTTCGTGTTCGCCGACGAGTATGAGTGGGACACTGGTCTGTTCGGCTTGAACAACATTCAGTTGATTATGAATCTCCAAGGTGCTTCGGGTGTGAGCCGTGTGGTGCGTCAGTGTGCTCGTGCTGGTCGTTCCCTTACCAACGTTGCGTTTAACACCCTTGCCAATGCTGGTCAAGTGTTTCAGCAGAGCGTATTGAATGTCCAATTTTTGACCCCAAGTTTAGATGTTCCACTACCTCCGAAGAGTGTAGTGCCTTATATGGAGTTTCCCCGCTACATCACTCAGTTTTCAGCGGGAACTATCAATCCGGGTGCGACGGGTCAGATTCAGTCGCAGACCATCACTCTCCCTTGTATCCCGGACTTGCTCCTCATCTACTGCCGTCCTTCCGCCGTCGGTAAGAATGATGCCGATTGGTATTTGCCACTCGCCACTCAGTTGGACGGTGTAGCGAATCCACTCTCCGTCAATTTTGACAACTTTAGTGGTCTTTTGAGCAGTGTAAGCACGGAGCAACTCTACAATATGTCAGTCAAGAACGGGTTGGATATGGATTATGCTGCGTTCATTGGTCAAGGCAAGAGTGCTGGTGGTTCATACCCCGCCCTTGCTGGTGGCAGTGTTCAGACACCCGCCTACGGCAACTATGCGGTTCGTCAGCAAGGTCAGACCGTTCCTCTGGTGGGTTCAGTGCTTGTCCTAAAGCCGTCGCAAGACATCACTCTCCAGTCCGGTCAAGCCCCTTCGCTCGTCGGCAACTTTACGCTCCAGTTCAATATCACTGTTAAGAACACGTCAGATGTTGCTCAGACTCCCCAACTTTTTGTAATTACTGCTAATAGCGGATTCTTTGAGTCAATTCGTGGTTCGTCCCGTATTATTAAGGGTGTTCTGTCAGAGCAAGACATCATCTCCGCTCCTCTCGCCCCGATGGGTGTCCGTGCGGAACTTGACCGAATGGTTGGTGGTTTCTCGTTCTCGGCACTGGGCAACATCTTGTCCAAGGCTCGGGACATCTACTCTTCCACGAAGCCCATTGTGTCTGCCGTGAAAGGCTTTCTTCCCGACTCGGGCTTCCTCGGCTCAGTGAAGTCCGGTCTGAATACCGTTGGTTATGGTGGTGCTTCGGGTGGTGCTTCTGGCGGTAAGAAGTCATTGGCATCTCGTCTGATGTAATCTATGCCAAATTAATTTCCGTAGATAGATTATAAGATGTCCGCTCAATTTCGTTCCGGTGCTCCCGCGTCTAACACTCTACTTCGTCAAGGCACTGCTACTATTGCTCTCGGTCAGATTCGCACTGCTCAGATTGCCGATACTGCCATTACTGCTTCTTCCGTTATTCTCTGCTGGGGTATTGGTGCTGGTGAGGCTGCGGGTGGTGCTACTGTATTTTCCGCTGATGTTCTTGCTCCGGGTGCTGGTTTTACAGTTGGCACAGATGCCATTGCCATTGCTGCCAAAGATGTCGGCTGGGCAATTCTGAAGTATTAAATATGTAGGGTATGTAGGGTTTCCCTCTCCAAGAATCCGGTTTCAGAAATCTTCCGGTCAAAAAGACGTTTATCCCCCATCTTTCTAAAAATATTTTTAAGGCGACCAACCCGTCATACCCGTCATTGGGATTGAGTAAGTGGTGTGAGTCTAATCCCTTTATAGTTATATCAATATAGAACAGAAGATGTCCTATCTTGATGTAGTTGCTACAATCAAAGGTTGTATTCATTATCCTTCCATTACTTTAACGGGTTCTACCTCCTTTACCACAATACTCCAATCGCAAGAGAGTTTGCTGAGTAGGGGTCATTTGCCCAATCACCCTTTATCTTTGTCGCTCGTTTGCGGTAGTTGCTACGGTGCTGGTCTGCTTTCTTGTCCCCAGTCATTGAATAAAGAAGATAATCTCCTAATCCTACCGCTCCGAAACGAATCATTTTGCCGTCGTTGTTAGGAATCTGTAGTTTGTGCTTCTCGTCCGTGCTGAAACTCAACATATTATCGGCAAGACCCAAGTCGTGTGCCTTCTTCTTTGCCATCGCAAGATAGTCTATTGGCTTCACTCCCCACTCTTCCAGTTGCTTCGCAAACTTCGGCATTGGCATTGACTTGCCTTGTCCTTGTATCACCGTGTCCGCTACACCACCAATATCCGTTAAAGCACGAGCAACTTTACCCGTCCAAGACGGCACTTCTTGAATTAGTTGGTCAATGGGTTGTTTGGCAAAGTCATAAACGGCTTGACTACCTAATCCACTGCCCGTGAGCATAGCCATTACAAAGTCTTGGCAGTTGTTCTGAAACGCATCATACTGGAAGAAGCGATTTCCCATTACGGCTTTCGCTCCTTCCAGTAGTCCATTCATTGTTAAACCAACACCATTAAGTGGAACATTAATCATCTCCGTGTCTTGCGTGGGTTGCGAAGCGGTATGAATTTCAATGACGGCATTCTTTTCAATGGTAAAACGCTTCTTCAGATTGTCTTGGTCGCTTACTTGAACGATACATTCTAACTGGAGATGGAAAAACTTATCGTATTGATACTTCTGTCGGACACTATTCCACGCCCCGAAACTAATAACGTTAAGTGCGGTGTTGAGTGCGGATTGGATTGGGTCTCGCCGAACATAGAGTTCCACAATGGGCTTATCACCCGCATAAGCCAACAAACCACGAACTGAAGGAGATAAGCCTTCACGAGGTGCTCTACCAGCCAATACATTTCCTACTGCGGACACCGCATTTGAAATGCCCGTTTTAACCGCACTGACACCACGCTTTGCCGAATCCCACAAGTCCCCAAAGAATCCAGCACCTTTCATTGCGGGTTCAGAGCCATATGCCTCTTTTGCCCGAGTTAAGATTGCTTTCACTAACTTGGACGGGATAGAGTATCGTTGCTCCAATGTGGTTTTATTGTCTTTGCTCAATTGAACACCCACCACCTTTGATTTGTCATACTTATCGGTAGTAGGTTTCAGATTCATTTTGAAGTTGCTCCAAAAGTCCGTTGCTTTCCGTTTGAAGTCGCCATACAACACGTAGAGGGTTGTTTCACGGTTGGGGAGTTTCTTAATCTCCGCATCATTACGCATCATACCACGGGGATTCTCCACCGTGTAAAGCAGTTTGGGATTCTTCTTCTGAAAGTATTTAATGATTTCAAGGGTCTTATGTAAAACCGCAGTGCCTTCCTTGGCACGTTCTGACTTGGGCTTGGCAGTGTGTGGGTCTCGTTCGTGTAGGCGATAGACCATTGGGCTGAATGTATTACACGGGGGCGAAGCCCATATGTAATCTGGAACAAAGTCGTTTTCATCAGCCCACTTCTTGTAATCCCAATCCAGTAGATTCGCTTCAATGTCGGGAGTGTATTTTGACTCTAAGTCCAATGACACTACGTTGAAGCCGAATCGCTTCGCTACTTTGCCGATTGACCCAGTGCCTTTAAAGAACTCAAACATATTCAAGTGCTTTGGGTCGGGTTGGGGTTTGCCCGAGCCGTGTAGCACGGACAACTTCATTCCCTTTGGAATGCCCTTACCTACAAACAAGTTCTTGTCTAAGCCGACGGTGTCTTCTGCTATGTTTTTTCCACGAATCCCAGCATAGCCTAATGCGGAAGCCCACGGATTCGCTTTCCAATTATCACGAATGTTCTTCAAGAAGCGTTCATCACTTTCTCTAATGAGTTTATCAATGGCTTCGGGTGATGCTCCCTCTTCACGCATCTTCGCAATGGCAGAGTAATCCAAATCGTGCTTCATCGCACCTTCGTCAATAATATCGGTAGGTGGGTGGGTTCTAATGTATTCATCATCTAAGCGATTCCAAGGTCCTACATAATTCGTGCGGGTAAGGACGGCTGCCCCCTTGTCTTTGAACTCATCACGAATGGCATTCACTTTGTTTTTTCCCCAGTCCCACGCATCATCTAATATACCAGCACCGTCCATACCTTCACGATTCACCATATCACGCATAGCCATACGCTTTGCTTCTGCCTCTTTGTAGTAGGGTTGGTCTTGTGGGCGACCCTTCATAATGATTCCACCCTCTTCGGACTCGTTCGCATATAATGCTCTCATCTGTGCCTTCGCACGTTCCATTGGTAATGGGTCTTTGCTATGCTTTTCACCCGTAGCCTTCGTTATGACCCAATATAGGTCTTTCCCACGAGCCTTCCGCAGTTTATATGGCATATCTATCTATGAATATGAAATTAATTATGACCGGAATATGACGGGTATGTTGGGTTTTGGACGAAAAAAAAAAGTTATGGAAAAAACGGAAATGAAAATTATTTTTTGCGAAGACCATTCTCTAAAAATAATTTGATGTCTAAACCCGTCATACCCTACATTACGTCAAAGTAGCAAATGTGCCTACAATATCATACGCCAAAAATAAAGCAGTCATAGTAGTTGTTGTAGGTGGAATGGAATTAACATAAGAAGC